TTAACAATTTTTGCTGCAGGATCTTTAACTGGAGTAGCTGATGGAATAATTTTGGTATCACCATCTTTTTTGTCATTAGTTCTAGATTTTTTACCTGGTCCAACTCTACCTGCTTTTGCTGCGTCAATATGAGATTGCTTTTCCATATCAGCAACTTTAGGATCGCCGCCTGTAAGATCAGCTTTCATCTGCTTAGCGCCACCGCCTTTAAGTTGATCATCCATAGTTTCTGCTTTTCCAGCTTTTTTATAATGAGCAGTTTTATTGTTCTCATATATGGACAATAACTTTTCTCTAATATTGCTTACAAAATGCCTTGATTCTTTTTGCACTGATTCTTTTTTTGCTCTTGAATCGTAATGATCTTTATGCTTATCATGAGTTCTATCATACTGAGGTAATTTATCATAGTCATGACCATCTTTCTTAGCAAGATCTTTTGCTTTTTGTAAATGATAATAACCGTGATCACCTGCAGTTTTACCTACTGATTCTTTTTGGTCTGCTATATTATTAGCAATTCCTTTATTCATTGTTACTGGATATTTTTTACCAGAGAAACTAAAAGATGTTTTACCAGATTTAGCAGCGCCTGCTGCGGCACCATGAAAAGCTGTTCTCTCATTTGCTGGAATACTTTCCGGAATTACGTATGTATCTTCTCTAACACCGATATTTGAAGCAAAGCCTTTATCGCCTCTTGCATATACAGGTTTTGCTTTTGCAATATTTTTTAGAGCTTTATCTCTTCGTGCTTTGTCTTTACCACCATCAAGCTTGTCTTTTTCAGCCTGCTTAGCGTCATTATTTTTTGCAATCCTAGCATAGTGTGCTGGGTCTTCTTTTAGGGCCTCGTTATTGCCCCTATGTATATTGAATGGATTCTTGCTGAACATTGATTTCTCCTTTACATCCACATGTGGGCCACATAGGCTCCTACTGCAGCAACCATTGCTGCGTATACCACTTTATTTATAACACTTACAGTTCTTGCGTTATCGTCAACTGCCTTTTGTATATCATCTAGTTTAACAGATAATTTGTTTAATCTTTCTCTTGTATTATCATGATCGTCTTGCAACGCCAAAATTTTCTCCTCTGCTCTTGCTAAAGAGATCATAGCGTCTGCTAGCTTATCTATTTTTTGCTCTATACGATCAAGCCTAGTTGCATTTGTCTGTGAAGATTCCATGAGTTCAGATTTTGCCATCTTATACTCCATCACAATTTGTCTTATGAGATCTTTGTCCATATATATATTTATTCACTGTCAAATAATTAACATGTATAATAATTTGACATTTTAAACTGTCAGGTTTTTGACACATCATTCGCCTTTCCAAATAGTCCACGCTCCATAAGCAATTGCAATGCCTGCTGCAATCTTAGCTAATGGCGCTAAAAACAAAATCATAAGTCCTAGACCAATACATACTGCACCGTCCGCACTTGTTCTTTCTTTAATTCTTTTTGTAATCCAATTTTTCATAGTTAACATTTCCATCTCTTAAGTGACATTGCTTTACGAGTAGGTCTGCCTTTATCGTCTTTCATAGGACCAGCCATTCCACTCATACGCGCGCAAAATGATTTTCTTCTACCAGCAGCTTTGCTGCCAGCTTTAACTTTTCCTGTTACTGCCGTTTTTAAGTCACCACCAGTTTTTCTATTAACAGCTGCTACGCCTTTAGCAGTCATGCCAGCACCAGATTTAGTAGAACGAAAATGTCCTTTAGAATCTGCGCCTCGAGCTTCAATAAACGTTTTAAATCTATCTAAACTCATTTCTTTTTTCCATTTTTATTATCCGGATGCCCTTTACCGCCGTCTTTACGATTAGCCCATACCGCACGTTGTTGAGCCATAGATGCGTATCCTTCTTCTTTTTCACCAGGTGTTGTCTTTTTCATTATCTTAACTGACTTAGTTGTACCATAATCACCTAATACAGTATTGTCTTCAGCAACTTCTCTACCTTGAGCTTTATCTCTATATGCTTTCTTTACTTTATTTTTATCAATTCTATCAACGTCTCTAATTAATGATGGCTGCTTTATAATCTTACGTAACTTTTGTAATAGTGCTCCAGGAGTCTTATCGTTCATATACAAATCTGGTAAACCTGCAATAGAAACTTTAAAACTTGTATCTTCTGTTTTAAGTTTATTTGCTACATGTGTTGCAATATTTAATTTGTTTTTTGCTTGATCACCTACAGCTCTTAAAGTATCAGATTTCTTTTGCATAGCTTTTGCATCTTTACCCATAGTCCTAAACATTAAAGGTTTCTTCTTAGTGCTTGGTCCAACTAAAGCTCTTTGTACTCCAGCTTTCCATTTCTTTTTCATAGACAATTCTTTAACTGTACGATCTTTTTGACCAAACATTTTAATGCTACTGCCAGCAAATTTTGCTTCGTTTACATCTTGTCGAAATTGAAAAAAATCTTTCATTAGAGTTTCCTATAATTTTTCTATTTTAAATGATAGGCCATCTGCGTATATGCGAACACCTTTTTTATCTATGTTAGGTAATACATATTCTGATACCCATTTGTCTGGATTAGGCCATTGACCCATAACGATCATTTCACCTTTTTTATATTTACCAGCTTTACGATCTTCTTCTAACTCAAATTCTTCTGTATACTTGTCCTTTGCTATAGGTCGGCCAATTACTAATCCTGCTCTACCCCTCATATTCATTTGAATAGGTTTTTTTAGAGTAACAACTTTACCTTTTACTTTTCTAAGGTTGTTCTTACTCATAAAAATAGCATCTTTTTCGTTAGATGTAAATCCTAATATATTGCCGTCTGGGTCAATAACTGCATGGGTAGTCTTAACTGCTTCATCAAGTATTGAATTATAAACTTCATTGATTGCTTTTGTTAAAGTCATCGTTTCATACTCCCGATTTTCTTAGAAGTTCCAAAATCTTTAGTATCACCTTTTGACATCATACCTAGTTGTCCAGTACCTAAATCGTCTTTACCAGTCCAACCTTGTGCATAACCTGGCTTAAGCTTTTTAACTTTGCCGCCTTTAGCTTTAAAGTCTGCCATTTGTTTGTCGTGTGCTTTTTTTTCAGCATCAGACATTGCTTCTGTTTTTACACTTTCGTTATTTCGTAAACCACTGGCATTTTTACCTTTTTGCATAAGTCTCTTTGTAGCTCGATCAATACCTGTTATTCTTTGAGCAGCTTTTCTTTCAGGACCTTTCTTATATTCTTGATCCTTATGTTTACCACCTAATTTACCGATCATATCTTGTGTAGCATCTGCTCTACCTTTATCAAATACATCCCTTGTCGCTTTCTTTATATATCCGCCAAGTGTTCTCTTTGATATTTCATTTACACTAGATTCATTTTGTCTTCTAAGAACTGCTGCAACTTTAGGGTGATTGTGAAGACCAGGCGATATTTTGTTCATAGCTTTAACGGCACCAGTCATATTACCTTTTGCATATCGAGGGTCAGATGCAATACCGATTGCTTGTTTAACATGTTTAGCATCGTGCTTCTTGCTTGTTTTAAGAACAGGAGCATTGATTGCTTCATTGTAACCAGCTCTTAAATCTTTATCAGCACCATGATATGTGCCTTTGCCTTTTGTAATGTACGAATTGACTCTAGCATGAGCCCATTGCTGTGGTGTTGTTCCTGGTCTATGTCCAGTCTTCCAAGCGGCCATACCTCTATTATATACTTTTTTCAAAGTACCTACAGATACACCAGACTTTTGTGCTTTATCTTTGAGTCCTTCATTTTCTAAAAGCTCATTGTAAGTTGAAAATTTAAGCATTTGCTTTACTCCTGTTTTTAATTTTTCTTACTTTAGCGCGGTCTATCATCCTAGCATGTTTCATCTTATCGACTAATTTTTCGCGTTCTATTTTTTTCTTAGTTAATTCTACAGCATCTTCACCAAACATTTTTCTATATTTGATAGTGTGCTTACTTAATTTCGTCGTTGCTGTTGCATCACCTGGAGCTTTTTTATAAGCAGCAGGATTATCATCAGACATTTTAGCATGTTTCTTAAAGTGTGAATCTCTTTTATCTTTAGTTGTTTTGTTTAAGCCTTTATAATAACCAGCCGGTTGAGTACCTGGCTTGTCACTAATATCTGCGTCTTGCCTTGATTTTGTTTTTTCAAATAGTTCTATATCAGTAAGCCATTTTCTGTATAGCTTACCATTAGATTCCACAATAACATAATTGCTTCCAAGGCTGGTAACACTAGCGAGCTCGTCACTGCCCACGACAGTAACACGATCACCAATATCGAACAAGTGTCCTTGAACATATGCCTCCCTTTTCTCAGAGACAGGCTCGAAATGTAACTTATTAAAATAATCTTTTTGTTCTTTTAGTCCCATACCACGCCGCACTTCATTATATACTTTCTTTGCATCTGCATTTGAAACATTTCGTGGCAGCCCCTGTGAGAATTGTGTGAAGTCTCCTTCGTTCGCTAATGATCTCATTTTAGATGCTGACATACCACTAATATCGTCTGCATCGGGGTCTCTGTCGCCGGCTGAAATAACGTTAATTTTATTGAAGTTATATAGACCATGTCTACTTTTAACTCCATTATATTTTTTTAACAAGGTGCTAAATTCGTTAATTCTATCAGAACCAACAACCATTGTTATGTTTTTAAATCCATCATTATACATTTCAGTGGCTGCGTCAAAAACACTTCTAACTTTTTTATTTAACATTATATTTCTTGCGTGCTTCGGAAAAAACTTACGAACAGTTTTAACTTTATATTTAAAATCTAATGGATTCTTTTTCTTATCAGTTGTTTGTGATAAGTACACTTTATAAGGATTGTTACCAGATTTTTTTGACAACTCATTCATTAATTTTTCATGACCGGTTGTAGGAGGATTCATACGACCAAATGTAAAGTACACAGTCTTTTCTTCCTCTATCAAATAATGTTTGAACGAGTTAATCATTAACCTTTTTTTCTTTCTACTTCTTTTTTACGAACGTCTTTAAATTTACGTTTTGCTAATCTTTTAATTCTTTGTTGTAATGCAGGTTTTTCTAATCTTTTTTCAATTTCTTGTTTTCTAGCAAATGTCAATTCGCTTTTAGGAACTCCACGAGTTAATTTTTTTGCCAATTCATTACGAGCTTGTCTCATTGATCTCTTTTCAAGAGTTCCCTTATTAGCCATTTTCTTTTTAGCTCTTCTGCGTCCAACCATGATACGCCCTTTCATGCGTTTCATTAACCTAGATCTTTTTATTCTTTGTGACATATTGAGAGCTTCATTAGTATCTGTGTCTGCAGTTTCTTCTACACATTCACCGCAACAAGCTTCGGTACCACAATCTTTATGATGGGTTTCTGGAGGCATTTCATCTGGCCACGTAGCTTCGTTAACTGATTCACCAACAACATCAAACTGTCTGTTATTACTATAACGTGGACCTTTTATATCCTTTACAAATTGATTAGCATCTTTTGCAGTTTTAAAGTATGCTGTAAGATCATTTTCTGTATATCCTATACCTTTATTCTTTTTCAAGCTGATAAAAATACTTTCTGAATCCATTGTACTAAGAGCATTTAATTCCTCATCATCAATGATAACATAAAACTTGTTATTTCTATGAGTAGTGACATGATCATTACTAATTAATTTTCTATTTTTTTTAAGTACTTTTGTAAAAGGATTCATTTTTTCATCAAGTTCATCAACTGATTCTTTGTAATTTTTATTTTTATATTTTACTGAATACTCTGGTCCACGTTTGCCTGAACCTTTTATAACTTTACCACCAACCTTTGTTGCATGTGCTCGAGCTGCTTTTGCATCGTCATGATACATATAATGATGTTTCATGTCAGCATCGTTTGCACCAGGTGTTCCTTCTTTGTTTTTTAAACGTTTTTCTTTGTCTCTAACATACTGTGCTATTGGGTGTAGTTTTGCTCCAGGTGTTCCTTCTTTCATTAAACCATTTAAGCTTTCTCTAGGATACATTTTAAATACTTTAGAACGTGCTTTGTCAATATACTTTTTCTTATTACGTTCGTAATCATCAGAACTTTTTGCCAGTGTTCTAGCGTGTTTAGTTATGTCAGATGGTTTAGTAGGTTTAAGAACTGAAGGAGAAGACGCTTCGCTTTTAACTTTCTTATTTTTCAAATTAGCTGGATGCATTGGGTGTTTAATACCATATGGAGATTCAGGATTAGGATCTGCTTTTTTTGGTCTGCCTTTTAAATCATTAGGATCTACAATTGTTTCATTAGTTTTTTTAGGCTTCTTGCCAAACATTTTATCTTTTGTTTCCTGACTAACAGGTTTGCCTTTACCTCTATTAGGATATGCATATTCTTTATTCTTATTGACTTTTTTCATGTGAGCCATATATCCTGGAGTCACAGCTTCTTGTTTAATAACTTCTTTGTCAACTTTAACCATACGAATGCCGATTTTACCGTCAGGCTTAGTATATCTTTCTGGTTTACGATCTGCTGATTGCACAGATGCGTTCACTGCTTTCTTGATGTCAGCAGTGCCTGGCGCGTTGTGATACGCAACCTTCATTCTTGAATATTTTGAAGTACCCTTTGGACCTTTTACAGGTACCCTAAGGTTTGGAAGTTTCTTGTCCGATTTCATAGAAAGTTCATTCATAATATCGGAAAACGTTTTTAGTACAGCCATTTAATTCCTCCCCGGCTTATCCCATCCTTTTATAATTTCTGGTGAAAAGTTGGCATATGAAAATTCCATACGATCAACAATTTTCACAGCATCACCACCAAGTTTGTCAATAGCAACATAACCTTCTTGACCCGTTACCTTATAACCATCACGAGTCTTAAGAAAGGTTTGTGCGCTATTTAACCTATTTAGTATATTTATAATTTTTAATTTCGCTAGAACTATAGATTTCTGAAGATCAAACATCATTTGTAAACTAATTTTATTTTGTGGTGAAAAGAATCGTAATACATCATCTAATTTTTTTTGTTGTGCGCCTTTACCTTTTTCGGTTTTCCTTTTATTTATCTCTTTTTGAAACTTTTGTTTTATGTGTAATATGAGTTTATCAACATGTGTTTTAGTATTACCAACTATTTCGCCTTTTCTCACATAAGTATTATTAAATGTTTCTATATAGCCAGCAAGAGTCTGATCGTTTTCAAGTGTTTTTAGTGTTGTACTAGATATTTTATTGAATATTCTACCACAATTACTTAAATGACCGTTCACTTCATCAGTGTCTTTTTTAGTCATTGTGAACTGAGTCATATCTCTGAGCATTGCATCTTGAGACCAAACATTTGTGCTAGATGCAAATTTACTTATATCCACGCCATAAGACGCTTTCATTGATTCAAATGTTGAACCTATATAAGTTGTATGCCACACAACACCGATCTTTGCAGCCTTAACTTTCTTTGCAGCTTCAGTTCCAGCTGGAACAGCATACACAATAGTGTTAGGATGAAAAGTTACGTATTGTTTACCTTGTAGTTTTTTTGTTTTAACTTCGTTTGAATTAAATAAGAAGTCACCTTGTATTACACCTTTGATACCAAGTTCAGGCAAATACTGCAATGCTGCTTTTAATTTCTTATTAAGTTCGCCACTTGTATCATCATCAACATCTGCATTTGTTTTGTATACTTTAGGATTTGTATTGAATATTCCTTTTTTAGCTACAAAAAACTTACCGTCATTTGGATCTGTACCAGCAAATACTGCAGGTGCTCCATCCCATTTCACGCTAACATTTCCATCATGCACACCTGCTACCATATCTCTTAAAGATCTTAAAGCAAGTATTGCTTCTCTTGTTCCGTTGACTCCACCGTACAGAACCTTGTCCTCGATATGAGTCATATGAGTGTTTTTTTGTTCTGATATAAATTCTATAAATCTCATTTTATTTTAACGCTATTATTGGTTTAATAATTCCTTGAGTTACAACTTGTATTTTACATTTTGATGGAATTACTTTTTGTATTGATATGCACTTACCAGAACCTTTTGATAAGACTTTTTGTTTTCCAGCATCTGGAAATTCAGGATCTATTTTTTGACTAGCGTTATTAGCCATGAAAATTACTTGTTTATTTCCAAAATAGTCTGCACATTCTCTCTGAAATAATTTATCTAGTGCAGCCATTTTTGCAGGATCTTTTTGTCTAAACACTTCTATGCCAGACTTCGAAGGAATTTCTTCTTTACCTTTACCAGTAGTTTTTATTCCATATAATTCTTTCATGCTCATTAATTCTGTTATAATTTTTTTAAAATCAGTTCCAGCACCAAGCTTAAATCCACTTACATGTGTTTTTTGCGCGTTTGACAATACTGCTTTTATTTCATAATCTGTAGAACCAATCTTTAAATCAACACCTGCAGAGCTACCTCCTCCTAATTGCGCCTCATCACACAAAAAATATAATGTTGCTTCAGCCGGACCAATTCCATTTAAAGGATAATTATGCAATTTATTATACATAGAAAAGCTTTCACTTTGTAAATCAGTAATTAGATCATTAAGTGCAGCAGCAGTTGGTTGTCCTTTAATTGTCTTATCTAAATCAAAATCTGGAAAGAAATGTTTCTTAATAAGATGTTGTATTTCAGCTTTATTTTTTTTTGATTGAAAATCTGTAGAGCTTATATTAAAAGAAGTAACTCTTTCGGCTCTTTTAATAAAGGTCATGTCCAAATCGTTTATGCTCACAGCTGCCATCTCCCTAATAAAACTTTTAAATCTTCTCATAATAATCCCCTTTGATCTTATTATACACTATTTATACAAGTTTGTACACTAAAAAAAGCGTCCAAAGACGCTTTAATTAAATAAAAGATTTATAGTATTACTTGTTTTTATGTTTAGCTAAGTCTCTGCCTAGATATCCTACTTCCTTTGGTTCTTTAATTCCTAATTTCTTTCTTAAGAACTCAACAAATCGTTCTATCATGTTACATCCTTTTAATTAATTAACGCTTAACATTATTTATTATTTGGATATTTTTTAGATGTTACAGTTTTATTAAACTTTTTATGTTGATGGTTTTTCTTTTTATCTTCATTACGCTGATTAGGATCGTATTGATCAAATCCTCTAATACCATTTTCCTTTGCCCATGCGGCTATCATATCTGGTTTATGTTTCATTTTTTAAAATTTACCGTGTAGGCCCTTCCTTCGTATGCGAAAGTGATTGATGAATGAGAGTAGACTCTTTTAGACTCTTCCTTATAACGCGTTTGATTGCTGCAGATTGTCTTAACACCGCCACTAGCGCCACTATTTGAATGACCAAGCATGCCACCAATAATAGCTCCGATTGCTCCACCATCTTTTTCTCCTTTGATGTTATTACCTAAAATTCCACCAATGATTGCTCCAGTAAGAGCATCACCAGTCTTGTCACCTGATGTCATTTGATCTCTACAAACTTCAACATTATAAGGTTTTTGACTTATAACTGTTTTATAATGATCTTGCACATCGGCATTGTATTGTTGAGTAGCATATCCGCTATTTGCTAAGAGTGCTACGTACATCATTAGCGTACCAGCTAATGTATAGTTTACTATCTTTTCTTTCACGAATATGTCTCCTTAAATTGTTTTACAAGATCTGCAGACTCTTTAGGATTTTCTACTAATTGCTCACGAGCCATATACAATCTTTCAAGTCTTTTCTTTACACTTTTTGATCTTTTATTTAATGCTTCGTATAAACTAATTTCTGTAAGAATTCTTTCCACACCCATAGACATGGTAAGAGCATCTTTAAATACACTGCGAGACTTACTCATTATTTTAACTTCCATAAAATAAATTCATCGCCTGATTCTGGTTTGATCGTGATTGCAGGCACGCCTTCTGGTTTTTGCTTTCCAACAAATTTCCAAGTGTAACCAAGATTAAGTTGTTTACTTGATGTATCAATAAATTCTTTATTATCGATACCGAATATTGCTGCTATTATTATTAATGGCCACATGTTTTAGGTCCTTTTCTAGTTAGTGGTTCAGATTTAGTAGAATCAATATAGTTACTTTCATCATTTTCGTTATATTTACGATGTACAGTTTCTTTTACAACAAAGCCATCGCGAATTCTATAAGTGATGAGCTCTCTGGATATGACGCCGTCAGTATCCAGGAGATCAAATGCTCTTTTTAAAGGGCCATCAGTCATTAGACTTTACTCGCAAATTGTAATGCAGTTTTAAGTGCATCTCTTTTTCTAACTTGGTTACCACCAAACCATGAAGAGTATAATCTGTTATCTGCATTTCTACCTTGTAAATGATCAGTAACATAAGTTACTGAATTAAAAGCCTGCCACCAAGAACCTTCAGCAAACTTTGCACCAGGTTGTTGTTCGATAGCATCAAATGCAGCTTTTGCATTTTTAGATAAAGTTTCAATAGATAGTTCTTGATTTTGAACTCTCTTGTCAGCAGTTCTTGGAAATACTGTATTGTAGTACTCAACAAGAGCATCGACATTGTATCTCTTTGAACCAAGAAATTGAGCCATATCTTTATACTCATGAAGTTTTGCAGATGCAATACCAAGAGCTTTTTTAACTTCGTTAGCATTGAACTCTGTTCTATGACCAACTTTAACAGATCTTTCAGCTTTAGCTTCGAGAGATAATGAAAGTGTATTGTTACATACAACTCTGATTGGTGTGAATCTCACATCGATTGAGAAACCGTATTTGTGAGGGTTAGAGAATAATAAGTAAGACTCTACTGTATCACCACCAAAAAGATCAAAAGACTCTTTGACTTTTGCTAAAGCCCATACAATCTGACCACCTTTAAGTGAACCTGCTGTATGCATTTCCATATCGCCTTTCATCACATACTCACTGAAGAAATTGAATGCATCTTCGTTTTGTACAGGATTCCAGACTTGACCAATATTAGTAAGAACTTTATTATCAGAACTTCTTACTAGAGATTTCATACCAGTAGGAATTTGCTTATCACCTACTTTAACGTATGAATCGATTTGTTCGACTGTCCAATCAAGACCAGCTTTTTCCATCATTTGAACTGGAGTTAAATCGTTCGATACAGGAACTCCAAGACCGTGCCACGGTACTTCGCCTGCGTATGCCATAGTTTCAACATTGTGTGCCATTATATAATCCTCCTTATAACACGTAAAAATAAACAAATAGAACTTGAAGAGTGAGAGCACCCCAAACTGTAGTTTCTATTAATGCTTGTTTAATAATTTTATTCATAATATAGACTCCTTTTTCAATCTTATAGTAATATTATACCATACTTTTATCTAAAAGTAAAGGAAAAAATTCACTTATTTGCATTTTTGTTGTTAACATGTTAATCGTGTTTCCCTGTTCGAACTTCGCAACCTAAATTAATATAATCGTTACGTAAAGAAATTACTTGTCTAGAATTTAAATATTCCCAAACCATTAGTTCTTCATCAGGCATTGCAATCTCTAACCAATACATACTATATCCTTTCCTAAAATTTTATCTTCAACAGATTTAATATGCTTACACTTACGATAAGCAATACAGCTACAATCTAATCCACTATCGTACATACGCACTTGGTACGCATCACCGCGAGATCCAGTAACAGGCCACGTAACACCTACAAATGGATGTTTACGTGTATTAATTTCATCACAAGAATGTGCCATTACGCTGCCTCCTGGTTAAAAATTTTATATGCTAATATTGTTTTATCTGTAAAAGCATACGGATTACGTCGAATAAAGATTAACAGTTCTTTCATTGTTAATCCTAAAAAGATACGTTCTTTATTCAGTACAGTAGTTGCACCTTTTATTTTCATATTATACATTACGCAAGCTCCTTCCAACCAACACTTTCACATATGAATTTCTTAAATTCTTTATTTGAAGACCAAACTATAAATTCGTCGCCAACCATTGAGCTTCGAAGAGGTGATCCATCAAACTTGTGATGAGCAATTGTAATTCGATCGTGTTTACTTTCGGACCAAGATGAAAAAACATTTTGAGTTTTTTCGAAAGCATAATTGAGTGCTTTATCGGCACTTATACATGGTGTCTGAACTGACGCCGCTGTGTAAGGTATTCCACCGTGATCGTTATTAAAAGTGATTGTAACTAACATTATATAAACTCCCGTTAAATAGTTAATTTGTTATTTTATAGTACTATTATACCACGCTTTTAGACGAATGTAAAGGAAAAAATTCACTTATTTCAAAGTTTGTGATTAACATGTTAACCGACCTGTGATAGCAAGTACGTTTGTAGACCACTGCGCTGCTCAACATAATGTTTAAAAGCAGTAATAGATGTTGGAGTGGCAGAAACAGTAATATTTGGATTTCCCGCATCAGGTCCAATTGGTATGGATGAGATTAGAGTAAGTTGAAATTCGTTTATAAGAGTTAAGAAATCCGAGATAGAAACTTCGTGTGGTAGATTAAAGTTATGATTTATTTTAGTTATTGAATTCATATTATATTCTCCGCTTAGGTTTATTTTATAGTATCATTATACCATACTTTTCTCTAAAAGTAAAGGAAAACAAACATAACATGTTAAACACTTTCTGGTATTTTAGGATAAGAAGATTTGATATCATTTACAATATCGAGATACGCACAGATAAATTCAAGAAAGAATTCATCGTTATGTACACAGTAACATTCGAATGCTGCTTTGCCTTCTATGTCTCCATACTTAAAGTCATCAACATTGTGTTGAGTGTAGTAATGGTCTAAGGCTGCCACCGCAGTTCTGTCATTATACATGTGCCAATTCCTTAGGTTCAACGTTTGTAGATGCATAGTTTGCAATAAAACCATTCACTTCACACTTAATTCTTTTAGGAGTGAAACCAACAACTGTACCAATACATGCAATTCCAAAACATTCTGGTGCATTCAATGTAACCCAAACTTTTTGTCCTATTTCATAATTCATATTAAAGTCCTTTTTTCATTTTATAGTAATATTATACCATACTTTTCAATGAATGTACACCTTTTTTTTCACTTAAATGAATTTTTTTTATCCCCATTAATACCAACCCATAATAAGTTTAGTTTCTTCTGGAACCATTGTCATTGTAAATGCAGGATCAAATACCAATTCTCTTTTGCAGAATGTTACACCTGGTGTGGTTGTAATTGCATTTTCAACGTTGGCACATATCTCATCAGCAAAAGGACACATCATACTTGTAAGTGTATGCTCGCAATAGACTGCTCCGTCTTCTGTTACTATAATTTTATATATTAATCCCAAGTCAAATACACTTACACTTGGCATCTCAGGATCAAAAACATTCTGTAACGCTCGTATTACGTCTTGTCTTAGGCTTTCTGTAAGTTCTTCACTCAGTGGGTAGTGCATCTTTAAACCTTTCCCATTTGTCTTTCAGGAATTTTTTTCTCCATATAGACTAACATCCTTGACTTAATATTCCACTACTCGGTGTATAATCACTATCGCCAAAGAGACCAGGAGTAGTCGTAGTACTATAGTTCCAGTCTGTAGTATCTCCGAGACGATATTCATTACCATTTTCG